TTATTTTCGGCTTTGTCGGCGATAATCGGCACAAATGGTCATGCGCTGAGGCTGTGGCGGAAGCCATGGGGATACCTGACTCATGGAGGATAAACCCAAATTCACTTTACCCTATCATTAATAAATACTTTAAGCTAAAATAGTTATTGAATTACCCAATCATATAAAGGAAATATCATGCAAAATTTAGACCCAAATGAAAATAAAGAGTTGGATCAAAAAGATGGTGAGCAAGAAGCTCAATCTGAAGACCAATTAGGCGACGGAACCGACACATCAACAGAAACTGGCGTTGGTGGAAATGGCCCCGTAAAACCACCAAACCCATAATATTGTGAGTACCCGTTTAAAATTGGCAATGATCTTGATATTAATTGAGGTCGCTTCCCATTTTATCTTAGAGTCATTGCCGAGAGAGAATTTAGAATTATCCTTTCTCGGCATTGGCATGTTAATACCGCCATCCGTCTATTATCTTGTAGCTGGCGGCTTTTCTTTTTTATCCGTTAAATTAATAGCAAATTCTGGGAATGACCAATTGGTAATAGATGTGTCGCTTCTGGCATTGTTTATGCTTTCTTGTCAGTTATTAGGATTAGCTTGTTACCATATGAGATTGCCTGTTGAGATATACAACTATACAATCATGGTAATTCTAGTTTTACAAATTTTGCGGTTACTTTTCAAAAGGAGAGGCGATGGCGTGGATCGAAATAGCAATATCGTTCTTCTGGCTCGTTGCCTTACTATGCAAAGGAATCGTGATATATGTTGAATGTAAGCAACGCAAGCGCAAAAGAGATCGCGCAGGAAATAGCAAGCAGATCGATAGAGAGTAAATCTGTTGCGGTGTCTATAGCGGCTGGCACGGCGGCTTTAGGATTATCTGACATGCAGTCATACGCCCAATTATTCGCAACTATTGCGGCTGGTATTTTGTCGGTTGTTCTTGCGATTAAGCACGGTCGCGATGCATATAGAGGCTGGAAAAATGACCGCGAAGAATCCAAGGAAGCTTAAGCTAATCCCAAAATGGAAGAAAACTCTTCGTTATGCGTGGTCGTTGCGTTTAATGGCGCTTAGTGGAGTTTGTTCCGTCGGCGAGATACTTGTAGCCTATTACCCTGATGCGCTGCCTAGGGGCGCTATGGCTGGGCTTTCTGGTTCGTTTGCGCTCGGCGGGATTATCGCTAAGTTTTTTAGCCAAAGGAATATGAGTGATGACGACTAAAAAGAAAACGCTAGCGGTCATATTGGGAAGCGTAACGGCGGCGGCTGCTCTATACGGGCTTACTCCAAAACATGAAGGCACTGTACTTAAAACGTATAAAGACATGGGCGGCGTTCTGACTTACTGCACAGGCGCAACAGAAGACGCTCAGTGGGGAAAGACTTACACTAAGGAAGAATGTAGAGCGCAACTTGATTACGATCTTGCACGACATGCTGAAGGGATGCTTAAATGTACCAAAGTGCCATTGACCGAAGGGCAAAAAATAGCTTTTACAGATTTTACTTTCAATGTGGGCGTATCGGCTTATTGCAGCTCAACGGTAGCAAGAAAAGCCAATCAAGGCGACGTTAAAGGTTCATGTGACGCGCTATTAATGTGGGATAAAGTCAATGGCAAGCCAGTTAAAGGCTTAACTAATCGTCGGCAAGAGGAAAGAAAAATATGTCTCGCATCTACTTAATCATTGCTGGAATGCTTGCCGTACTTTCTGCAACTTATTTTGTTTCAAAAATACCTGAGCATTACAGAGAACAAGGCAGAGAAGAAATCCGTAAAGATGTTGCGCAAAAGTCACATGAAGCATTGCTAATCCGTAATGCAGAAAATGAGCGTGATAAACTAGCACAAGCCGAAATTAACAGAAAGGTAGTCACAGAATATGAACTCAAATTACAGAACCAAGCTTTTGAAATTGACAAGCGCATCTCTGATATTAAGCGCTCTGGTGGCCTGCGGATCACAGCCCCTTCGTGTAGAGAATCTACCAGAGCGCCCGAAGCCACAAGCCCCATCAGAGCTGATGAAATTGGAGACTACCGACTTCCTAGCGACATTGAAGAAGGTCTTTTTGGACTCGTTAGACAATGCGAACAAGTCCAAACAAAACTGACCGCGCTACAAGCTTGGGTGCGGTTACAAGGCTTTGCTGAAACGAAGGAATAATTTTCATTGCTCATTCTCCCATTTATCAAGTTCTTTAATAGACCTATCCCACTCGTTAAAAATTAGAACAGCAACGCCTGTAATAAACGCAACCCAAAGCATTACGTATATTGCTTCTTCTACTGTAATGTTAATCATAAATACTCCATAAGTGTAAAAAGTACCGCGCCAATCAAAGCAGACCAGCAAAGGTATTTAGCGACTGTTTCTAGGGAGTTAATTCAATCTCCTTGTATTCTGGTGCTGCTGCGATCAGTCTTTTTAAAACTATCGCTAAAGTAGTCCAGTGCATATTTAATTCTCTGCCTTGGCACCAGTCGTCAAAAGCTTCTAGCTGCTTCTCTGTCGGCTCAATCGGCACGATCTTATGCGTTGCCGTGTCGTAGGTTACTGTGCGTAGTGTCATGGCATTTGCTTCCTAAGTTCTTGCATTTGCGAATCTCTGATTTTCTTAAACTCATTAAATTCAACAAGTTCGTTTTCAAGATCGCTAATCCGCTTTGCCTGTGCTGCGAGTTCAGCATTTAAGGACATTAAAGCGTCATTTTTCCAAAGATCATCTGCCGTTACCTTCACTGGCTCTTGTGCCGAGGAATAAAGCGGGATAATCTGCAACTCATAGCTTTTACGCACAACTTTTTCATCAATCTCAGACATGCGCGTAAATTCCAATGAGTCGCGCACAACTTCGCCATTTGCCGATGCAATCACGCGGTATGCTGCTGGCTCTTGCGCTGGCTGTAGCCTAGCAATACGCGCATACTTTTCTTCTGTTGTATGACCGTCCCATTTGCCCTTATACGCTGGCAAATCAGCAAACAGGTATGCTTGAGAGTCGTGATAATGCCAACTTGCTTGACCTGTTGGAAGGTCAATATAAACGCATCCGTGCCAATCCTCAGACCAGCCATCAATAGCTGTTTTTGCTATGCCAGAAGGGAAGCATTTAGCAAGTGCAGCGACTGCCTGATTACGCTCAAGATATGCTGCATCTTTACGCGCTTCCATTTCTGACAGGGCGTTTGGATCTTGTGCTGGCTGTTGAGATACATTTCTCGGTGGATTTATACGATTCAGCAATGAACAACAGCGCTTAAAAATTTCATCATCAAGATTAAAAGCTTTACCAATGAAACTTCCACTTACTCCATCAAAATCGTCGTAGCAATCTGTGCCATTTTCCCAAGCGTCAAACACGGCAGATAAAAGCGTGATTGCCTCATGTATATCTTTGCTTGGCTCTTGCTTTGCCTGTGCTGCTCTGATTTGCTCATTACAATCAATCACAGTTTTCCATTGCTGGATTTCCTTTGCCTGTGCTGCGTTTTCTATTCGCAAAGTATCACGCTCAACTAGCGTGTCATACAGCATGGTTTCGCGCTGGTTTACTGGTGTTGCGTCGATGTGTTCGGCATACTTTGCAGCTTCTTTCAGCTTGGCGTTCTCTGCTTGCAGTGCTTCTAGTGCTGCGGCAGGGTAGATAATGCGAGTTTCGGCACAATCCGCTTCAATTTCTTCAACGTAGCGAGCCTGATTTATATCTAGCCACTTTCCATCGCTACAATATCGTTGATACACTGGTTTTATTTCACTCATGGTTGATTCTCCTGAATTAGTTCAGATTTGCATAATTCCAAAACACCTAGCGCAACTACTAACGATGTTTTCCCCGAGAATTTATCAATCGCCTCTCTTATTTCTTTGTACATATCACGTTCAATCTGATATGTACTTTCTTCTATGCTCATCACTATCTCCTATTTAGTTTTATAAGCTTCTACCGCAATCCTGATGCCTGAGCTAACTGACCCGCCTATTTGCTTGGCTTTGTCGATTGTCACACTATCTAAATACAAGTGAGCTGCCCGACCGTCTTTTAACTTTGGCGGTGTGCCTACTGGATTTTTTTTGTCTTGTTTCATTGGGTTATTGTGTGAGTTAATAGCCCCTTTCGGGGCGCATTGTTTAAGCCGAAACTCGGCTAACTTGTTTTGCTTTTAACAAGCCAGCTTCAAAAACGGGCATTTCATAATATTGTGTACCACCTTTAACGTAAGCACGACGACCTTCAAATCGGCTAGAGTCTTCAATTATTTGAAAAACAGCTGTTTTGTCGTTTTGAGTAGTAACTGTTACAGTTTCGATGATAGTTTCCATTTTCATTCTCCCGTTTTAGGCTTTGCGTTATTGCTTGCCCGATGTATGTATCTTATACCCGCTAAATACGAAAGTCAAACATTTTATTAAATGTTTTAATTATTTTTTGCTGTGTTGTTTTATTGCATCATAGGTGAAAACCAAGTCTGCTGCGCTATCGGCTTTGCATCTTCTCTGACTTTTGCCGCGTATAAATTAACGTACCTTGATTTTTCCGCTAGAGCTTCGCCTATCTGCTCGGCCTTTCCCGCTGAAATTAAATGATGCATTGCCGCGCTAACCTTCTTGATGCTAATTCCTGTCATACTCGCTAGCTGTGCCGCTGTTGCTCCGCTTGTTTTCTCTAGTGATCTTAAAATCTCATCGCTTATGTTCATCTTGACCCTTTAAAAATTTGATAGTCCAGCTCCACGCCAGAAAAATAGTATTCCGCACCGATCGCGCTTCGTCTTAGTGTCGCTTCCGAATAGCCCAAAGCCTTCATCTTGGCTTCGAACTCTGATTGTAGTTGTTGCTCATTCATCTAATCGCCCCATTTCGTTATTCAATACTCTGTCATATAAAACCATTGCGCGCGCTTTTGAATGCAAGCTTCCTTTTCTTAACCAATGCAAATACCATCCTTCGCTGTGGTATAGCGCCATAAATAAATGCGTTAAAGTCATTGTGCTCCCGCTTCGCATGGTTGATCTTTCTTGGTCACGTAAATGTTCATTGTGTTGTGGTTGTGCTTGATTCGTCGCTGGATTTCATCGTATGCCCGTTCAATATCTATGATTCGCAATGCTTCAAGCTGTGCTTCGTGGACTTCCATGGCATCATTCAGCGCGCGCATTTCGTCGCCTTTGAGTACGAACCGCCCGTAATCTATATAACGCCGCCCAATCGCGTGTAATCCGTCCCGCGCGGCAAGCAAAATCTCGTGGTACTGGTCATCGAAGTGCTGCTCAGCGAGAACTAAACTCATGTTGATCATACCAACTAGCACGTCCCATGTGTCACGATCTGCCTGACCGCTGCACAATTTCACCATCGCCATGTGGTTTTTTGCATACAAATCTGTGAGTTCTGCGCCTTGAATGCGCTTGTAACCGCCGATGAAATAGTTCAACGGGTTCTGCACTACTGTTTTTGGCTTGTACTTCTTGTTTCGCTTTTTCATTTTCTAATCTCCTTTAAGCTAACGCTAGTTTGTTCTGCACCGCAATGTAATCCAACTCTTTCACGTTAAAGCACGGTAAATATGGATCGTCTAAGCCTTTCTCTAAACACCATGCTTTTAGCCTTTGATGCCCGTTTGCCGCGCCTTGTTCGTACCCTGCCCGATGTGCAGCTGCTAAAGTGATGAAGTACCGCACCATTTCAGGACAGCCAGTAAATGCCTTTCGCACGTCTTTTTTGTCCTCGTCATTCCACCCGTAATATTGAGAAAGGTATTTCAAATCGTCTGATAATCTCGCTGGATATTGCATAGCTAGAACTCCACATCATGAACTAACGCTTCAACCTGCATAGTTTGAGGGTGATCGTGGCGGCTTTCTAGATATTGCATTGATCCATGGTCAAACCAGAAATTAAACATTCCCGAATCCATTTCTTCTGCATGTCGCTGCTTTTCAAGAATCAATACTGCATCTGGCAAATCTGGCAAGTGGTCGCCATTGTCACGCAATGCATTTTCCTTCTTCTTGTTACGCCAAACAATAAATATGTTGTCGACTAAATCGGTGATCGCGCCAGAACCTTTAATGTCGAACTTATTCGGCATTGATTCTTCATCTTTGAGCTTCTTGACGTGCAACACAAGGTGAATGTGACAGCCCGTATCTGCTGCAATAGTGCAAAGCGCATTCACAAAATCTTTCTGCGCGTTGTAGTTGTCTTCACCTGCTACGACCTTCATCAAGTTGTCGACAAAGAACTGAGTAATACCAAACTTCGATATCGAGTACCGGATAACCGCAAGCATAACCTCGGGTTTGCATGAGCCAAGATGATCGTACAGCCACAATTTACCGTCCGTCCAACTGTGCAGCTTGCGAATGTATTCAATCTTAGGTTCAAACGCACCGAATGATTGTCTAGCGAACCGCGCCATAGTCTTAATTGGCGGCATTTCCAACGATGCCAAGCAAACCCTCTCTCCTTGATCGCATAAGCTGAGAACCGCTTGCCCCGACATCATCGACTTACCATGTCCGTTAATACCCGCCCACAATGTTACTTCACCCTTACGCACGTTAAAAACCGAATGAGTGCAACGCCATGGCAATCTAAGTTTAGGCGCTTCCTGCGGCTTGTAAAAGTGATCTATCACACCATCAAGCCATGAACTAGCAGGATTAACCGCGTGATTTACTTCTTCGTCCATCCATTCCGTTAAATCAAAATCATCTCGAATCAACTGCATAGTTCCCCCGAAAACATCTTATTTTGAATGCTGCACCATGGATTAGGAATCAGCTTCATTTTTAATTCCCGTTGCGGCTTGTCTAGCGCCTTCTCACAAGGCAATCGCCAGAACTCCGCGCCTTCCTTACGATCTACGTCCCAAATCGCTAGATAACGCGGCTTCGTCTCTGCAATCGCCTTTATTGTCTGAAACCAATCAACACCAGAACTCGCATAAACGCAAATATCCAAACCCCTACACCATGACCATTCATATTCATTTTTGGCAATCGCATAAACCGTGTGATTAAGTTCTTCAATTCTGCCAACAAGCGAAACGAGGATCATTTCATCAGGACGGTATCCACGTTTGCGCAAGTCAATGATCTTGTGAGCATTGGTCGGTATCATCTTGGAAGTGGTTGACGTTGCCATTTTCCGATCTCCCCCGTATAAACCATATCACCTTTACGATCCCCAATTTTCCATTGTGGTTCTGAAACAACATTTGCCAACTGACCAGCATATTGTGCGAAATTCGTTGCATTGAACAATGTTGCTGGGCGCAAATACTCAACCATCTTTTTGTCATTCAGCCATTCAGCAACTTTTGAATCAATTACCTGCTTGCACTTTTCAACCGTTGCCCCTTCTTTCAATCTCGACTCAATCAATTTCAGATTTGCAGGGACTGGCTGAAAGTCTCGATTAGTCTTTTCGTTTAAGTATTGCAAAACAGCGATAAGGTCGGGCTTGCTCGACAAAGGTTCTTTTATTGGTTCTTGGTTATTGGTTATTGGTTCTTGGTTGGCATCGTCTCTTGCATTGCGTTCGCTATGCGTTGGCATTGCGTTCGCATTATTTGCCCATCTTTTGTGAGCTGCATCACGTGATTTTTCACTTTTACCGTGAAATTTCAATATTTCATCATCGCATCTTTTATGATGAAAACCATCTTCCAATTGAACGAAGAAGTCTTTTAACACGTTTTCATACGCTTTTGATTCGTCCGCAGTGCGAACGCATACCAAACGCATGTTTGACGCATGATCTAATGATAAAGGCTGTTCGTTGGTGTAATACAAATCAAGAAGTTGACGGTAAATGCCATGTTCAAGAAGTGTTAGGTGCGCGGTATCTTTTCGATAGTCGCCGATGTGGTGCTGGTAGTAGTACATCATTCCACCTCTGCAATTGGAAAACTAAAATCGTCTTCACGCAATGAAGAAACCCAATAGCCAGAAGTATTTTTACCCATTCCTTTATCAAGCATTTCATCGACTGTTAGGCATCGTCTTTTTGTTCCAAACTCGCCCGTTCTGTGTTTATCGAATGCAAAACTTGAATTGAACAACTCACCACACCCAGCGCATTGATTTCGATCTCCGCGCACTTTAGCTTTTTCCATTTTATTTCCTTTGAATGCAAAAAGGCTTCACCTGCACTCTCTCCAATATGGAGTTGGTCGAACGGGGCAAGTACCCGCCAGAATGCATGTGAAGCCTTACTTACTAATGTTGGCGACCAAGCCAGACTTAATTATAAACCGTTACTTAAAAAAATCAATCATCTATTTTTTCTTTGGACGTTGTAAAAGCACATATTGACAGACTTTAGCGCGACTGTATCGAGTAGGCGCGTCAATCATCTTGTGCATAAACACGTAGCCCATTGATTCTAGTTCAGGAATACGGGCTGCAAGCCTTGCAATACCAAGTTGCATTTGTGCTTGATGTGCTGTCAATCGGCTATTGCGACGAAAGTATTTTTTCAGTTCTTCTAGCTGTGTCATGATACGCTCGTATAAGTGTAGTGGTTGATGCAATCCCGCGCCGTGCTTTCCGGTACTCCGTGCTTTCGTGCAACAGCAAGATACCCGCAACCTTTTACGCCTTGCTTGTAATCTTTGCGGATTGCTCGAACTTGCTCAGGTGTTAGAACTCTCTTTCTCGTCATCATTATCTCCAAACAAATCAGGTTGATCGTTGCGCACAACTTCAATTTTTTTAGAAGAATGCGAGTTACCCAACCCGCGATTCTTGGCGCACGTTGAACCCACTGGATAACCGCCTATGAAGAACTCGGCTTTATCCAGTGGGCGATTACATATTACGCATCTAAGCTGCGTCATCTTCTGCAAATAAATCCATATTGCGAGACTTCGCGTCAGCCATGTTCTTTACTGCCTGTTCGTAATAACTTGGCTTTAACTCGCTACCTATGAACCTGCGCCCCATTTTGACAGCCGTATAGCCTTCTGAACCTACACCAGTGAACGGACTAAATACCAAGTCATCCGGTGCAGTCCACAAGTCCATAGCGCGTTCGATCACGTCAAGTTGTAACGGACAAATATGTTTAACATCATCTTCTTCACGCGCATCACGGAAATTCAAAGTGCGTGATTGGTCAATGTCAAACCAAACAGGCGATGCATAACGCTGCCACATTTGCACAGGAAACTCTTCTGCGGTGTGACTAATAGGCTTATCATTAACGCCCGGCTTGCGGAAAATAACCAAGTAATCAGCCAAGCCTTGACGCGACATTGAACTGTCTTTTTTAATCGTTTTATGAAGCAATCCAAGTGCTTTTGTGCGTTGCATAGCCACAACTGGATCTTTCCAAATGCATACCTCGGAATGGTAAATAAACCCCGCTTTTTGATGAGCGCGAATAATATCGCCACGGAAATCACGAATGCCAATAAATCCATCATTTGCTTTTGATGTGGTTAGGTTCATACAGTGAACAGCTACTAGTCGACCGGGACGCATCATTCGATAGTTCTGTTCGATCAAAAATTGATAATGCAATCGGAATTCATCACTTGACTTGTTGTTTCCCATATCACGATCTGAGTTGGAATACGTGAATAGCGACTCGAAAGGAGGACTGTAAATTGTAAAGTCGATTGAGTTATCAGGAATTTCCTTTGCAAGATCAATGCAATCTGCATTGTGAATAGTCCAATTTTTTGTTTCTGTAACTTGGCGTACGTATTCAGTCTTTTCTTGACCAGCACCGAAGATCTCTTTTTTCATTGACTCGCTCATGTGTTTTACCATTTCTGCGCCCATCTGCGCGTTCTGTTCTTCTTTACGTTTAATGTTTGCAACTACCGCGCCTTCTGATTCTGCGCTGATAACATGCACATTTAC